CTGACTTTGATGTAGTATTTATTGATGAAGCTCAAGACTTATCACCAATACAATGGAAACTATATGACATATTAAAATCTAAATCTAAAAAAGTTTATTTAGCTGGAGATGATGATCAAGCTATTTATGGTTGGGCCGGTGCAGATGTAGATAGATTCATACAAGAAGAAGCTGTAGAAAAAGTATTATCTAAATCACGTAGAATACCTAAAGCTGTTCAAGATATATCAGAAGTCATTACCGCAAGGATTGAAGGACTTAGAGCAGATAAAAATTATCTACCAAGAAATGAAGAAGGTTTATGTAGTAAAATCAATAGCTTAGAAAATCTTGATTTATTTAGTCAGGATTGGTTAATCTTAACCAGGACTATATCCAGGTCAAAAGAAATTTGTAATTTGTTAAAAGTCAAAGGTTTATATTATGAAAACAAACATCAAAAAAGTTACAACACAAAATTATACAAAGCTATTATTAATCATAGTAAATGGTTAAATGGAGAAACAGTATCAGATACAGCATTGGAAGATATTAAAGAATACATGGGTAACAGAGAACTTAAAAAAGATTTAAAATGGTTTGAATGTTTTGACAATGCACCAGCTGAAGATAAAATTTACATAAGACTTATGTTGTCAAATAAAGAAAAATTAAGTGAGGAAGCACGAATCAAAGTATCTACAATTCATGCAGCAAAAGGTGGAGAATGTGAGAATGTAGTTTTAGTATTAGATAACGCTAAAAAAATAAGGGAAGCTACCATAAAAAGTGTAATAAAGCGTGACGAAGAGCATAGAGTATGGTATGTAGGTTGCACGAGAGCTAAAAGAAACTTATATTTAATGAGAGCAAAAATTGAAAGGAAGGGATATCAACTATGACAAATTCAGATATATTTAAAGAATCATTTCCACAATACACTCAGGTCGGCGGGAATCACTATACAAAGTTTCCGATTCAGCCTTATGAGTTTATTTCTAAAAATGATCTTTCGTTTTTTCAAGGCAACGTAATTAAATACGTTTGTCGTTATCAACGAAAAGGTGGAATTGAAGATCTTAAAAAAATAGTTCATTATTGTCAATTAGAAATGTTAAAGATAAGAGATACAAAGAAGAAATGAAAGTACCTTTATTTGAAGCGCAAACAGAATGGAATGAACCAGAGGAATATCCTGATCTAAGAAAATACGAAGAGATTGCGATTGACTTAGAAACTAGAGATCCTGATTTAAAATCTAAAGGATCCGGATCTATTATTGGTAATGGGGAAGTTGTAGGTATAGCTGTTGCTGTACCAGGTCGTAAATTTTATTTTCCAATTGCTCATGGATCAGGGCCAAACATGGACCGTAAAAAAACTTTAGAGTGGTTTAAAGATATTTGTGAATCTGATGCCATAAAAGTATTTCACAATGCAATGTATGACGTATGCTGGATTAAATCTATGGGTCTTAAAATAAATGGACAGATAGTAGATACTATGATTGCTGCATCATTAATTGATGAAAACAGATTTAGATTTGATTTAAATAGTTTGTCTTGGGATTATTTAGGTCATGGTAAAAATGAAACCGCGTTAAATGAAGAAGCAAAGTCTAGAGGATTAGATCCTAAAGCAGATATGTGGCAACTGCCAGCAATGTATGTTGGATCTTATGCAGAAAAAGATGCAGAGCTTACATTAGAGTTGTGGCAGATATTTAAAAAAGAATTAGTACATCAAGATGTTGAATCTATTTTTGAATTGGAAACTGATCTTTTTCCTTGTTTGGTAGACATGCGTTTCCTTGGAGTCCGAGTAGACGCTCAACGAGCTCATAAATTAAAGCAGCAGTTAACATTGCAAGAAGAAGAGCTCCTGCACAAAATAAAAAAAGAAACGCAAATAGACGTTCAGTTAATGGCTGCAAGAAGTGTTGCGAAAGTTTTTGATAAACTTGGGTTACCATACGAACGAACTGCGAAATCACAAGCTCCATCCTTTACAAAAAATTTTATTTCTAATCATAGCCATCCTGTGGTTAGAATGATTGCTCAAGCTCGAGAAGTTAATAAGGCTCATACTACTTTTATTGATACCATAATTAAACATGAACATAAAGGCAGGATCCATGCAGACATAAATCAAATAAGGTCGGATTATGGCGGAACTGTGACTGGTAGATTCTCGTATTCAAACCCTAATTTACAACAACTTCCTGCTAGAAATAAGGATCTTGGACCTATGATTAGGTCTATATTTATACCGGAGGAAGGCCATACATGGGGTTGTTTTGACTATTCTCAGCAAGAGCCTAGGCTGGTAGTGCATTATGCAGCTTTACACAAATTTCCGTCAGTTAATGATGTAATAGATAATTATGAAAATGATATTTCTACAGACTTTCATCAAGTCGTAGCAGATATGGCAAAAATACCTAGATCTCAAGCTAAGGTAATTAATCTAGGTTTATTTTATGGTATGGGTAAAGCAAAGCTACAAGCAGAATTAGGAGTATCAAAAGATAAGGCCGCAGAATTGTTCGATCAATACCACGCTAAAGTTCCCTTTGTTAAGCAGTTAATGAATAGTGCTTCCAATCGTGCCCAGGAGCGTGGACAAATTCGAACTCTACTGGGACGATTGTGTAGGTTTCATTTGTGGGAGCCAAATCAATTCGGTATGTATAAAGCATTGCCTCACGAAGAAGCACTCCAGGAACACGGACCAGGAATTAGAAGAGCATATACTTACAAAGCATTAAATAAATTAATACAAGGATCAGCTGCTGATATGACAAAAAAAGCAATGTTAGATTTATATAAATCTGGTATAGTGGCTCACATACAAATTCATGACGAACTATGTGTAAGTGTTCGAGATGATGAACATGCAAAACAAATAGTTGAAGTTATGGAGAACGCTGTAACTTTGGAAGTCCCCAACAAAGTTGATTATGAAAAGGGCAAAACTTGGGGAGATATTAATGGTTAAATATGGCTTATTTAAATGCAAACATACCCGTGCAATATGCACAGATAAGGAGAGAATATTTATATGATCTTAAAAAACATCATGGAGAAGTTGAAGACTGTATTATCTTTGGTATTAGCTGTATGTCAGGTCGTGCTATCTTATGGCATGCTATTATGGAAAACGGCGCAATCTTTTATCGTCTCCCAATTACGGCTTTTATTCAACGTGGTTATGAACCCGCAGCTGTTCCACGTAAGAGAATTGATGAATTGGAGCTTTGGAATTCTTTTAGTTATTATCCTGCTGTTACTAGTTATGATATTCTAGATGGCCAAGCAGGCAAATATATAGGCAAAGATAAAAAATGGCATACTGGTAAATATTTATTTACTATTGACTTTGCTCATCCAGAGAGTAACATTGTTGACACTGATCATTCTGAGATCCCGCACGAACATAAGTGCGCACACATAATTGCATTAGACGATGGCAATTTTGCAGCACAACCAAACAATAGATGTATTTGGGATTTACCATCATTTACAGTTAAAGATACTGTTCCTGATTGGAAAGTCCAAACTAATGAATGGAACGTAGAAGATACTGGTAAGTGGAAAACAGAAGACACTGATAATTTCTTTTATGAGATGGAGGAAAAGAAAAATGATTAATGTAGTAAATGGAATATGCATGGACTGCGGACATAGACACAGAGGAGTTGCTAAATGTAGTTTTTGCGACTGTGTATGGGAAACTATAAAATTAGTGGAGGAAAATATGATTAAAAAAATTTGGAAAAAAATCAAAAGTTGGTTTTGGGTTAAAGACTAATGATTGGAGGTTGTTATGGACTACAGGTTCACAGCAATACTTATAATTTTGTTATGTTTATTGGCAGTTTTTGTACGGCCACCACAGCCGTTGAAAGTTGATCCAAAAGATATTATAATCCCTCTACCAAAACCAAAACATGAGTAAGAAACCTTTAACAATATCTGAATCTGCCGCCGTGCAGATGCCTATGAAGACGGTTGCTAGTCTAATAATTATCGTGGCACTCGGCACCATG